AAGGGGCAGTTGATGGCTTCAAGCGAAGCGCCGACAGATGACAGCTTGGCCCTTGCGTTGCAGGGCGCGCAAATGGTCATCAAGTGCATGATTTGGGAAATGCCGGACCGCGAACGCCATGGCGAATTCATTCGTGGAAATTGGGTGAGCGCGATCAAGCCCAAGACTTCAGACCTTCATGTGGGGGAAGAGAAGCCAAAACCCAAGGCTGCCGCTGAAACGCAGGGCCGCAGTTTCGATCTGGATGACGACATCCCGTTTTAATCTGAACAACCACTAGACCACGGCGCGAAGGCATAGCGTGACAGCATGGGGCCGATTAGCCTGAGAATTCAGAGCCGCGCCGTGGTCATTTTTTGACAATAAACGGGAAGGAATGAAAATGGAACAACGATCAGAAGAATGGTTTGAGGCGCGGCGCGGCCGCGTGACGGCAAGCCTTGTAGGCGGGCTGCTGGGTCTTGCCCCGTACATGAAGCCGCAAGAGGCGTTCCGCGCCTTGGGCCGGTCCGTTCATGGCCTGTCAAGCGAGTTTGAGGGGAACATTGCCACCGAATACGGCACGGCAAACGAACCCCTTGCTTGCGCCGCGTATGAAATGGAAACGGGCAATACTGTTGAGCATGTTGGCTTTGTGCCGCTTGACGTTTGGGCAGGGGCGTCGCCGGACGGCTTGATCGGTGAAGACGGCTTGCTTGAAATCAAGTGCCCATTTGGCAAGCGCAAGGACGAAAGCCCAGAATTTGCCAGCGCGGCAGATCAGCCGCATTACTTCGCGCAGATGCAGTTTCAAATGCTTTGCACGGGTCGGACATGGTGCGACTTTTACCAATGGTCTCCGCATGGCAGCCGTTTAGAGCGTGTGGAATTTGACGGCGATTGGGTCGCTGAGAGCGCTCCAATTCTCAAAGAGATTTGGGAAAAAGCCCAAGCAAGCGACAAGGCCGACCTTGAAGGGCCGTTGCGCGCTCAGTTCGACACGCCAGAAGCCGCGCGTCTTGTTGCCGAATACGACGATCTTCGGGACGCCATCGACAACGCCAAGGACAAGCAGAAAGACATTCTTGCTCGCATGGTTGAAATGAGTGGCGAGAAAAACGCCGTCATTGCGGGGCGGAACTTGACGCTGACCAAGCGGGCTGGGGCGATCGCATACGCCAAGGCTATCAAGGAATTGCTGCCCGACGCCGATCTTGAACCGTATCGCGGTAAGCCTTCCCAATTTTGGGGGCTGAAATGACCCTGAGACCATATCAACAGGAAGCGCATGATGCGGCATGGGGGCACGTAAAGACCAGCATCGAACCTTGCTTGATCGAAGCCGCCACGGGGGCGGGAAAAAGCCACATCATTGCGGCTCTTGCCGAGAACATCAACGCGCACACAGGCAAGCGGGTGCTGTGCCTTGCGCCATCCGCTGAACTTGTCGTTCAAAACCGCGAAAAGTACCTTGCAAGCGGACACAAGGCCAGCATGTTCAGCGCTTCAGCGGGGGCCAAAGAACTGCGGCATCCCGTGGTGTTTGGTTCGCCGCTCACTGTCAAAAACCGAATTAGCAGTTTCAAGGATGGATATGCTGCCGTCATTGTTGATGAGGCTCACGGCATCACGCCAACGCTGCGAGACATCATCAGAGAAATGAGGGCGGGGAATGAAATGCTGCGGGTGATCGGGATGACCGCCACGCCCTACCGCATGAAAACCGGATACATTTTCAAGATATGGCCGGACGGCAAGAACTGCGACCCCGCGACAATCAGCCAGCCATTTTTTGCAAAGCTGGTCAGCCGCATCACCGCGCCGGAACTGATCGAAATGGGCTTTCTAACCCCGCCTGTCATTGGTTCGGCAGGCGCGGAAGGGTACGATACGGCAGGAATGCAGGTCAACAGCAGGGGGCAGTTCGACAAATCTGATGTCGATCGCGCTTACCATGGCAAGGGCCGACTGACCTCTGATATTGTTGCAGACGTGATAAGCCAGTGTCGGGGCCGTGCTGGCGTTTTGTTTTTCGCCGCAACGGTTCAGCACGCGCAGGAAATCATGGAAAGCCTGCCGCCTGAGATTTCGGAGATTGTGACAGGGAAAACGCCAAAGGGTGAGCGAGATAGCATCCTTCGCAGGTTCAAAGACCAGCAAATCAAATATCTGGTGAACGTGTCGGTTTTGACGACAGGTTTTGACGCGCCGCATGTAGACTGCATTGCAATTTTGCGAAAAACGGAAAGCGCGGGATTGTGGACGCAGATCATGGGTCGCGGCCTGCGGCTGTACGAAGGGAAGGCAGATTGCCTGATCTTGGATTACACTTCGAACATTGACGACCACTTTCCGCATGGCGATGTTCACAACCCTGTCATTCTCGCTGACAAGCCAAAGGAAGGCGAAGGCAAAATCGCCGCAGTTTGCCCTGACTGCAATTTCCGAAATGAGTTCGGCATCAACTTAAAGCACGCCACGGAAAACGTGGACAAAGCGGGGTACTGCTTGGATTTGGAAGGAATGCGGGTGCAGACCGAATACGGGCCACTTCCCGCGCACTTTGGCAGGCGGTGCATCGCAGAGCATATGACGGGGAAGCACGGCACGCTTGAGCGGTGTTCCTATCGCTGGACATCAAAGGATTGCCCAGAGTGTGCAGAGCCTAACGACATTTCGGCGCGATACTGCTGCAAGTGCAAAACTGAAATTGTGAACCCGAACGAAAAACTGCGGTCTGACTTCAAGCGGCTGAAGAGAACGCCAACCGAAACCCAAACCGATGAGGTCGTCAGCATTGCGGTCAAGGACGGCATTTCTGCGGCTGGCAATCCGACAAAGCGCGCAGACTTCGTGACGCCTTACAGGTCTTTTTCGATCTGGTTCCTGCCGAACGGGAAAATGCAGCGGCAACGGGATGAATGCGCAGTTTTTCTTGAGGCGCACAGAACCGGAGCGATTAAGACCGTGACCTATCGCAAGGACGCAAACAGCGGTTTTTTCCGCCTCATAGCATTGAACAGGAGTGCAGACGTTGAACCTGAATAATTTACTTTTCCGAGTTTACGGTGACACAGATTTTCGCGGCAAGTGTCCGCTTGAAAGCGATGAGCAGATCACATTCTTCAACAAGCTGCGCAGGGAATATCCGACAACGCTTGGCGTGATTGCGCTGCATCCCCGCAATGAAGGTCAACTGCGCGGCGGTCAGTTCGGGGGCATGATCAAGAAAAGCGCTGAAGGTATGACCAAAGGCGCGTCTGATGTGATCATTCCCAGCAGGCGATCGTTTGTCTGCGAGATAAAGAGGCAGGACCACACGAAGAGCCGTTTTCAGGACGGTCAGGAGGATTACCTGCTGGCCGCCCACAAAGCAGGGGCCTTCGTCTGTGTTGCCCTTGGTTGGGCCGCTGCGTGGAAAGCGCTTGAGGATTGGATTGCTGACAGTGATTGACAAGCCCAGCGTCATTTTGCGCAAGGTTCTTTCTGGCGCAGTCGACATGCGCGATGTTGACCCGTCAATTCGGTCGCTGGCATCTTTTGAGATATACAAGGGGGCTTGCGCCGTGCTGAAATTGGGCGGTGTTGATGCCAGAAGGTCAGCCCTTGCCCGCATACCTGAGAAAATCAGGCCATACGTTGAACAGGAAGCGCGCCGAGTGTTTGAGTTGCGCAAAAAAAGGAAGTGAAGCATGGATATGAAACGAAGCGAAACGCTGAAGGCAGCCGACCAGTTGATCAACGGCCAGCGGCAGGTTGATTATGGGTCGCCGCAAGAGAACTTTGAAAACATCGCCGCGCGCTGGTCGCAGATTTTGGGCGGGTTTGAGGTTGAGGCGTGGCAGGTCTGTTTGATGATGGCTGACTTGAAGATCGCCCGCCTTGCCAACGGCGCGCACGAAGATAGTTTTGTCGATGCTTGCGGCTATCTAGCGCTGGCCTCGGAACTGGCTGAATAAAAAATACCCGCCGCGAATGTTGCAAGGTTGCTTGCTATCGCGGCGGGCTTAGTCAGGGAGGATAGAGTGGGTTCCTGCATTCTGCATCAAAGATGCGGCCCTTGCAAGGCTTCTTGCTCCTCGGTTACTTTTTTAAAATTATAACTTTACACGCCCCACGATCTATGCGACAAGATACCCACAGCAACTCAAAACAAGGAACAAACAGATGATCAACATGACCAAAAAAGCCCGCGCCGCCGCCCGCACCCTTGCAGTCGCTTACGACGCCTTCAATGCCGCTAAAAAAGATAATGACGACAACGCCATTCGCGTTTGGGGGAACATGCTTATCGACGCACAACGCGAAACCGGCATTGAACTGTACCAAGAAAGCATAATTCGTTACCAGATCAAGTTCGCAACCGCATAACCAACCCCAACCCCAGAGAAAGACCGAACCAATGAAAAATTGCCCCATTGAAGACCTCAGAAAGATCGTAAAGGACGCCGAAGAAATTGGCGTGACATACATGGTGACTGCCGTGGAAGGTGGCCGGATTGTTGACCTTGATGACGCTCAAGAGAAAATCGAAATCGCCTATGACCAATGGGTGGAAAGCCTGAAGTTTTGGCCGCATGACGATGTCATGGTCTGGCAAATTCAGGGTGTCTTTGCGCGCG